GCACCACATTCCCCTCCGTGGTCTGCAGGAAGCCCTGCCGTTCCCACACATCATACGGAACATGGTCCCTGCGTACCCGCAGATCCAGCGTCTCTTCCGGAATCCAGAAATACGGGAGCAGCTGGAACTTATCTTCTTCATCCAGGGGCGGGAACACCAGGACAAATGCCGTGATGTCCGTGGTGGAGGAAAGGTCCAGGCCCCCGTAACAGACACGCCCTTCCAGTTCCTCTTCGTTCACAGCAAAGGCGCACTGATCCCATTTCTCCATCGGCATCCAGCGCACCGCCTGTTTCACCCACTGGTTCAGCCGCAGCTGCCGGAAGGAATTCTCTTCCCCCGGATTCTGCTTCGCCGACTCGCAGGCTGCTTTCACCTTGTCCATCCCCACTGTGATGTCCAGGGACGGGTTGGCCTTCTTCCATACCTTCGGGTCAGTCCAATCGTCACCCTCATCCGCCCCATAGATCACCGGGTAAAAGGTCGGGTCGATTTTCCGCCCTTCCAGGATGTCCTTTGCCTTCTGGTGCGTCTCATAGCAGATGGAATTGGTATCCGTCCCAGCTGTAGTGATATAAAAGAACAGGGGCTGCATCCTTGCGTCACCGCTGCCTTTTGTCATGACATCAAACAGTCTCCTGTCCGGAGCTGCGTGCAGTTCATCATAGACCACCCCATGGATGTTGAATCCATGCTTGGAATAGGCTTCCGAACTGAGTACCTGGTAAAAGGAATTGGTCGGCAGGTAGATGATCCGCTTCTGGGATGCCAGGATCTTTACCCGCTTGGAAAGCGCCGGACACATCCGCACCATATCCGCCGCGACATCAAACACAATCGCCGCCTGCTGCCGATCCGAAGCGCAGCCATATACTTCCGCACGCTCTTCCCCATCCCCGCAGGTCAGCAGCAGGGCCACTGCCGCTGCCAGTTCGGATTTCCCCTGCTTCTTAGGGATCTCAATGTATGCCTGATTGAACTGTCGGTACCCATTCTCTTTGATCGTCCCAAACAGGTCCCGGACAATCTGCTCCTGCCAGTCAATCAGTTCAAACTTCTTTCCTGCCCATTTCCCTTTCGTATGGCACAGGCTCTCAATAAACGCCACCGCGTAGTCCGCAGCCTCTTTGTCATAATGGGAACCCTTCGCCATGAACCTGGTCTGCTTATACTTCTTCAGTTTTCTCACGGCTGTACCATCCCCCCTTACACGTATTTCAGCCACTGCCTGTACACCTCACTGGCAATGTTCGCCATCATCACCGGCGGCACGCTCATCCCGCAGACATAATTGACTTCCTGATCCATGAAATCATAATCTTCCGGAAACGTCTGTGTCGCCACATAATCATGGACGGAATACTTTTCCCCGTCACAGAACCTGGTTACAATCGCGCAGGCGGTATTGGTCGGCGCCACCCGGCAGTCTTCCACAATGGCATTGTTGAACATGGACAGTTTTCCGCGTTCCCTAATGGAGATATCTGCGAAACAGGTATCCCCCTTCTTCCTTTTCGCCACCAGCTCCGTCATTAGCGCTTTCTGGTAGGGAATCCCATGCTCGCTCCGCACTTCTCCGAAGCGGATCGGCTTCTCATGGAAATCCAGCTTCAGCTTCGGCAGGTCCAGGTCATTGCGATGAGCAATAAAAAAGACACGTCTCCTCCTCTGCGGAACCCCCATGGTATGGGCGTCCAGCAGGAAGATCTGTGTCGCATAGCCCGCCGCTTTAAAGGCTTTCAGCAGTTCATTCACATAGCCCCTGGCGTTGCCTTTCAGCAGGCCGGAAACATTTTCCGCGATCACTGCCTTAGGCTTTAAAATCTCTGCTGTCCGGATGAAATGCAGGAACAGATCATCCAGCCGCTGTTTCTTCTGCCCTTCCCGGAATGCCTTTTCCTTTCCCCATGCCTTCTCCCTGTCCCCGGCAGTGGAGAACACGGAACAAGGCGGCGACCCGTCCAGGATATCCAGATGTCTTAATTCTTCTGGATAGACCTGCAACCGGTTGAACTCACGGATATCCATCAGATACGGATATTTCGGATGATGGTTCCGCCTGTACAGCTTCATCATCTCCGGGTCAATCTCGCAGTTCCCCAGCACCGTGTACCCGGCAAGCTTATATCCCATGGAAGAGCCTCCGCCGCAGGAGAAACAGCTGAATACCGTTTTCCCGTTCCTTGGAACATCCTTCAAATCATCCAGCTGCCATTTCCATGGGAACCTGTGGTCAGTTGAATTTAAAGCCGCACCTTGGGCATTCGTGCGCGAATTCCTCATCTCCAAACTCCCCCTCGTCATACTCCTTATTGCTTCCCGTATCGTCCGGGTCCTCCCGTACCGCAAACAGGTCTGTCACCTCGTCCTCACGGAAACCGGTCAGGGATACGTCAAAGTCCTCTCCCTGCAGGCTTTCAATCTCGATCCTCAGAAGTTCCTCGTCCCATCCGGCGTCCATAGCCATACGGTTGTCCGCCAGGATATACGCTTTCTTCTGGGCTTCGCTCAGATGGTCTGCCAGCACACAGGGAACTTTTTCCATCCCTTCCTCCTGCGCGGCCAGCACGCGCCCATGTCCGGCGATAATACCGCAGTCCCCATCAATGATTACCGGATTAAGGAACCCGAATTCCCGGATGGATGCCCGCAGCTTCGCGATCTGCGCCGGGGAATGGGTCCTTGCGTTGTTGATATACGGCACCAGCTTCGCAGTCTCCACCATCCGCATTTTATGTTCCATCTCACATTCCTCCATTTCTTGCCCGGAGCAGCCGCTCCATCACATCATCCTGGGGCGTAGACCCCTGCCACTCCACCGAGCAGTTTTCCTTCACTACCTGGTAAATCTGATACCAGATCTGGTTAACCTGCTTCATATACTGCTGGGACATGGAAACATATGGGGAAGCGATGGCGTTCCCTGTGGTGGGATGCTTCGCCAGAAATCCGTATTCAGAAATACATTCCTCGCACTGGATCCACCGGGATACGGACACCGCATACTGCTCCACCAGCTGGATATTGACCAGCCGGTCGCATCCCCGCTCCCTCAGCCATTTCCAAGTCTCTTCATACACCTCTGCCGCGCAGAAACTTTTTCCGCTTTTCTGCTTTGCTTTCAGGTAATCCTTCACCGGCGGCATTTCTTCCCCGGACATCTCCGAAGGCTCCGGCAGGTCCAGGACCATTGCCGTGCCGCCGTCGTTGATCCGGTCGGTCAGCGCTTTCTTTTTCCTTCCGGCGCCGACTCTTGCGCCGCCCCGGCCGGTACCATCCCTGGCCATAGCCTCCACCTCTTTCCTTTCCGGGGGCAATACCCCCTTTGATTTCCATTTTTTGTACGCAACACCCCCGCACCGTTCCCCAAGAGAAAAGCCGCGGAGATTTTGACCGCCCCTCCCCGGCTGAACTTTCACCGGTTATGCCAGCGGTCTCCATTCTCCGCGTGGATCTTAGCATGGCAGGACCGGCACAGGGCGATCAGGTTGCTCCGCTCATGGGTTCCGCCTTGGGACAGCGGCAGTTTATGGTGGATCTCTTCGGTCTTCACATACCGCCCTGCCTTCAGGCACTGCTCACACAACGGATGCTCCGACGCGTACTTATCGCGGATCCGTTTCCATGCCCGCCCGTATCTGCGGCGTACAGCAGGATCCCTGCCGTACTTCTCGTAGCGGCGGTTCTCTTCTTTCTGGTGTTCCTCACAAAACCTTCCCTCCGTCAGGTTCGGGCATCCCGGCCAGGAACATGGCCGCTTCGGTTTCCTCGGCAATACTCCCACCTCCTTCGGACATAAAGAAAGCCCTGGGGAATCGCTTCCTCAAGGCTCTCTCTTTTTATTTTCCGCACCTTAACAATATCACAAAGGCATACTGTAATGTACTTGATTTTACTGTATTGTTTCCGGAATCGTTATTTCATCCAGAGCATTCCTGTGAAGTCGGAATACATTATCGATACCGTAACCAAGCTCAATAGCGATCTCTTCCCACCTCATATAGGACAGGTACCGCAGTTCCAGTATTGTTTGAAGCTCCGCACTCTCCACAGCTTTGATCCTGCGGATGATATCCTTCTTCAGTTCCACGAGCTTCATCATATCCTGATTGATCTCATTCTCCAGGTCTATGATCTTGATAATGGCATCTTCCATCTTGGAACCATCCCTGTTCGGGCTCTTCGGCATATCCGAATATGTCACCGTTGCTTTGGTGGCCAGGTCATGAAGATCCTCGATCTGTCCTAGCTTGCTCTCGATCCGCTGGTTCAACCCGAAGGCTTGTGATAAATATTTCTTGGCTTCCTGCTGATGTCTGTTCATAAGCTACCTCCGATTGGATTTTTTTCTCCCTCGGATTGACTCTGATTGTCTCACTTCGTCCTGAAGCCTCTTGATCAGGTATTCCCCGTCCACGCTTGTCAGCTGGTTGTACCAGCCGGAACGAAAGAACCTCTCAATCTCCAAGGCCTCATCTATTGCTTTTCGATCCTTCGGATGTGCTTTGATCTTCTTCAGCGCCACCCTGTAATCAGCAACTGCCTGCAGAATAATTGCATTCGCCAATCGCTCATACGGATCTTCTGCCAGATTTTTATTTCCTGCCATAGGCACTTACCTCCGCTTTCACGGCATCGATCAGTCTGGCCTGCGTATTGCCCTTTGCGTGAAGCGCCTTCATGATTCGCTCATCAATCGAATCGGCTGTAATAATATGCTGCACCACGACTGTCCCGGATTCCTGTCCCTGTCTCCAAAGCCTGGCCACCGTCTGCTGATAAAGTTCCAGGCTCCATATCATCCCGAACCACACCAAAGTATTACCGCCGCTCTGAAGATTCAGTCCGTGTCCTGCAGAAGCCGGATGTATCAGTCCCACCTCCAGTCTTCCTGCATTCCAATCCTCAATGCTCTGATCCGAATCCAGCTTTCCGTACTTCACACTCAGGGCTTCCAACCTGTCGATGATCCTTGTCAGATCATGCTTGTACCAATACGCCACCAGAATGCTCTTTCCATTTGCAGCCTCGATGATATCCTCCAAAGCATCCAGCTTCTTTTCGTGTATCTCC